TTTTTGAAAAATAGCCTTACCTATTCTCCTATTTACACTATTATGAAATTCAAATAACATTAATTCAAACTTCTCTCTTGTTTGTAGATTTATTAAATAAATATTAGCCATGTAATTAACTGCATGCGACCTACAATAAGGACACGGTAAATTTGAACAAACCTTTTTTATAAAATCTAATATAATACTCGCATTTTTATTATAAAAATTTTCATTGATATTCGCAGCAATACCATGAAATAAATACCAAGTTGGGGTCCCCCAATAAGATTTATTATCATACCTCTCTGGATTTTTCTTAATTAAAACGTTAGTTATAACAGGTTTAGGGTTGATAGGTGTTCTTTTTATATTATTATTATTTGGTTTATTCCATATTGATCCTAAAGTTAATGACATCTATATAAATCATATAAAGAGAAAAAAATAATAATAAATAATAAATGAATATATCTGATATTGATACATTCAATCACGAATTATTAAGTATGTTATCCTGTTCTTCCGAAAAAAAGAACCAATATAATTTATGTTTAATATCGAATGAAGAATTAGAGGAAAAATGTATTAAATTAACATGTAGTCATAAGTTTAATTATAATGCTATTTTTCAAGAAATAAAAAATCAAAAAAAACATTCTAATTTAGAAGTACAAAAAATTAAACAAAACCAAATAAAATGCCCTTATTGTAGAAATGTACAAAATGGGTTATTACCTAGTAGAGAGGGCTACGGTAATATTAACGGTATTAATTGGCCAAAAAAACATCAATATTTACCAAATTCATGCATTTACGAATTCAAAAATGGAAAGCGCAAACACGAATGGTGCGGAAAGAAATGTTCTGATAAATACTGTCCAAATCATTTACGAATCATGATTAATAGAGAGAAAAAGGATAACTCTGAATTAAAAAATGTAAAAAATAATATGATACCCAGTTGCAGTTATATTTTTAAAAGAGGGAAAAAAGCAACAACTAATTGCAGTTGTCAGAAAATATTTAAAGAAAATCTGTGCAAAACACATTACAAACAATGTTGGAAACGACTATCTAAATTAAAGAAATCTATCGAAAAAGAAAATAAAACAAATCTCATACCAAACAAAATTAATCATTTCACACAACAAAACACTGTTATTAGTATTTAATAATTGACTTAAAAAATAATAAGTTATTAATATATCAATGGCGAACGAAGAATTATTAGAAAATGTTAAAGCATGGTTAAATTTAGATAATGAAATTAAATCTTTACAAAAAGAAATTAAATCTAGAAGAAATAAAAAAAAAGAATTAACGGGAAGCCTTATGTCTGTTATGAAAGTAAATGATATCGAACAGATTGATTTAAGCGATGGACAATTAATATATACTAAAAAGAAATCAAGAGCTCCTCTTAGTAAAAAACACCTTTTAGAATCACTTAGTAAATACTTTCAAAATGATACTAGAACTGTAACCGAACTAGGTAAATATATTATGGATAGTCGGGCCGAAAAAGAAAAAGAAAATATAAAAAGGAAAATTAAGAAATAAATAATAAATAAATATAATATATATGAATTTATTTATTAATGAAAAATTTATAGGAGGCAGAAAAACAACGAAACAAACATATAAGTATAGTATTGATAAATTAAATAAAGATTTTAATAGTATAGAAACTAATGCTCAAACCAAAATTAATATTTGTTGTTATAGAATAGTACATAGTAATAAATATAAAAAAGTACCGTTCCCTTTTTTACAATATATGTTATATAAATATCCTTATTCAAACAAACAACATAATGATTTATGTGTTTTCCCTTTTGAAAAATTTAATGGAAAAAATATTATTAAACAGGGAAAAAAATTAGTAAAAAAAATTTTTAATAATGAATATACCTGTAACGGTTACATTAAAAACAGAAACAACATCTATCTCTTCTTTAATATACCTTATAAAACAATGTCAATATCAAAATTAGAAAGAAAAAAAGAACTTTGGTGGGCAACAATCAGTGAAATTTGTAATAATAACAAAATTCTTAATTTTCCAATCCACAAATCAGTTTATAATATTTTTTATAATAATGCATTTTTAATTTATTTAAAAAATAGTATAAATCAAAACATTGAAATACCTCAGGTTTGTTACTACGGAGATACATTTCAATTAATGCCTAGTTCAGCCGCTCTTGGTATTAGAAATAGACCCGGACATTGGACTGGTGATTTTTACATCACAAATGATTTTATAGGTGCATGTCGTTGGGGTATGTGGACAGGAAATTTAAGAAATAAAAAAATGTTTGATAAAACTGTTACAGATGACGATGGACAATTTAAACGAGGCGGGATATTAAGATTTGTTGTTTTTTTAAAAAATAATTATGTTACATTATACAAAAAAAATGATTTAAATTATAACTTTATAAAAACTGAATATGTTGAAGATTTAAAAGGCGCATGGAGTAAAAAACATAGAGGTATATGGAGTGATAAATATGATTCTTTAACCATTTGTAAAATAAAAAATAAAAAACATTCTGGATATTTTAATAATACAATTTTATACTCTATTAAAGATGATAGTAATTTAGTAACATTATCTTATCATGAATTAGATAAAGATACATTTAAAACATATTGGGACCATAATTATGAATCATACAATATAAAATAATATATATATTTATATAATGAATAAAATAGTAAAGTTTTCATTACTTTTCATTTTTTTTAATCTTTTTTGTTCTCTTAGTGGATTTTTGTTTCCACAAATACCCATGAGAAAAGTATTACCCATACAAATATGGATAGATGTTTTATTAATTTTCTATATACTTTTACCTGAAAAGACTGCTTCATTTTTAAAAAATATTTAATATATTAATAAAATTGATTTTAAAATAATAAACTTTATTATTTTAAATAATGGAAAAGAAGATCCAAAAGAAATCAAGACTATATATCCAGAAATTTAAGGATGATATAATTGAATATGCTAAAAATTTATCTATCGAAAAAAACGATAAAGAAAAACTTTCTCAATTCATTTATGATTATAATCAGTTGGAATTTTCAGAAGAAGATTTCACTAAAAGAAAACGAGTCAAAAACATTGTACCATTATATGAAAGATGTGTTGCTTTAAGAGCCAATCAACTACAATGTACAAGAAGAAAAAAAGGAGAATCTTGTTATTGCGGAACACATATTAAAGGTAGACCTCATGGAGAAGTTTCAAATAAAAAACTTGATAAAAAAGTCACAAAAACAACAGTTTGGATAGAGGATATTAAAGGTATTATGTATTATATTGATGATAATGGTAACGTTTATGACCCACAAGATATTATTAAAAATAAAGTTAATCCAAACATAATTGCTAGATACGAAAAAACAGGAGAAACTTATCATATTCCATCACTAAATAAAATGTAATTAATTAATATTAATTTAAATTATAAATAACAGTTATTACATATATGCAAAACGAATCTATATGTATTATATGTTTTGGTAGTGAAAATTTAAAAAAAAATCAACTCTGTTATAATAAATGTAATTTTTTCTATCACGAAAATTGCTATATAAACTGGCAGAAAACTAAAACACAAAGAAATACAACCTGTATAGTATGTAAAGACCCTGTTTTAAATTTTATTACAGGTGAAGTATCAGTAATTAATCCATTAGTTAGATATAATGATATAGAATTAAATAATAATAATACTAATTATGTCGATAATGAAAGCAGCTTATGTGGCGAAACAAATGAATGTATCAAAAAGTTGTTAGCTATGTTAATAATTACTATGTTAATGTTAATTGTTTTAACTTTTTTACTAACATTAATATAATTAATTCATTTTTTTTCTTCTTTCCTTTTTCTATTTTTTTCTTCTATATTATTTAAATGATCAGGTATGTTTTCCTTAATACATTCTTGAAAGCGATCCATAATCGGTTTACAATTATAATATGTACCTGTATAAATACCTGCAGCGAAACCTAAAAAAAATCTAAACATTATATATTTTATATATATTTTTATATTACTAAAAACAATAACCCTAAAAATATGGATATAGCCGTACCTACATGCCACAAAGCATGTAGTTGAATAAAAGATATATCGCAAGTATTTTGGTCTATTATCCAAAACATAAACGAAATTAATAATGTTATTATATATGAATTTGTTAATAATATTTTAATATTAGATATATTTTTATCATTATTTAATATTTGTTTAATCAAAAAACAAATATAAATCTGGTAACATGAAAATAAAATAAAAAAAATAGAAAAAACATAATATGACGCTAAATATAACCCAATTGATGCATATAAAAATATATATGATACAGTTTTATTTTGTTTAAATTTAAGATGTTCTATTATTAAAAAAGATAAAACTAACATTGAAAGTTCATCCAAAATTTGTCCATAATATCTTTGTGTTCCATGTAAAATAGATGTACCAATTCCAAGAGATATTAATGTTAATCCGATATTTTTTATTTTTGTAAAAGTAAAAAATATTCCAACAAAAACATACCCAATAGCACTTATAGTATTATAATATTCAGCAATATATTTGCTTTTTTCATAAGGGCTCTCACAAAAATTTATACTTGTATCTTTTTTCCCCCAAAATACACTATTATTATCCATTTAAAATAATATATTTATGACTTCTTAAATATATTATTTATAAGCTTAAACTTACATTTTTAATGCTTTATACATTTTATACGACCAAATTATACCCATAATATATACAGGTATTACAGGTGCAAATTCTAAAGGTTTATCTATTGTCGTAAGAGTTTTCCCAGCAATATATCCTATTATTGGAAGACGAATACCAGCATACATAAAAAACTGCAATTTCTTTAAAAAAGGAATATGTTTTGCTATTTGAGGATTATCTTTATTTTTAATACAATAATAAACAAAATATGATGGGATATTTGATAATTCACCCCAAAATAAAATATTACCTCCCTGGTAAATTAAAGGATTTTTATTGATAATGTAAATACTCACAACATGATGATATAAGAAAGCCAAATTAAGTTGGTTAAACTTCCCATTTTTAACTATAATATTCATATCATATAAAAAATATCCTGTAGAAAATGTTTTTAAAAAATAATATAACATAGGATTATGACTAATTAAATAACTAAAACTTAGTAACGTACCTCCAGTTGCATGTGTCATAGCAGTAAAATTATTAGACATTTTACTATCAAAAAAACATGTAAACATTCTATGAATTGCATTAAATGATGAAAAAGATACAAACCCGTCAAATAAATTAGGAAGTAAAGATAAATATAAAGCCATTTATATAGAAAATATAGTTATTTTTAATATACTTTAACTAAATTATAATATTATCTTCTGAATCTGTTTCAAATGGTTTCGACAAATCATTATATAATGCGTTTTTATATTCTAATATTATATTTTCACGATCTTCCGGCATCATTCCTTCCAAATCAGACATATATAAATTATTCATTTTTTTATTAAATTTAATCCCATGATGTATATACAATTCAAATACCTTATTTAATTCCTCTTTTTCTTTATCAGTTAACTTTCCATTATTTAATAGTACAGTTTTCCTTAACTCAATATATAATCTATTATTTTGTACCGTATTCCAACATCTTTGCTTTTCCATTACTTGTATTTCAGACCTTAATTTATCTAGTTTGGTTGATAATCGTCTTTTTGGTAAATTGTCTATTTTTTTATTCAATACATTTAATTTACTTTGTTTTTCCTTAAAATAATTGACAAAAATATCCTTTTCTAATTTTGTTTTTAAATGAATACCCAAATCATCAGGTGGTTCTGAAAATGCCCATTCTTTTATAGCTTCTTTCTTTTCTTCAGAACAACAACAACATATTTTATCATCATATTCCTTATCAAATATTCCTTGTAATCTCTCTTTTAAATGTTGTTTACATGTTTTAAACCCCAATACAACAAAATATATAAAAAAATAAAAAGCAATTCCTCCATTACACATTAACAATAAAACAATTAAAACATCCTCAAATAAACCTAATTCATATCCTGAATCTACTGTACCAAAAAATAACCCAGTACTTAGAGTCATTACTAACGATAATAAACTAATACTTTCCAATTTATTACAAATCATACCATAACTCGTAATAGTATCGTAAGGTCTTAAAAATACATGTAAAAAAAAAGAAACTTGAATTAAAAGACTCGCAGCTATAATTTGATAACGCGGATAATTTCTTAAAAATACAGATATTAAAATTAAACAAGCTTTTTTTCCCATAATAATAAATTCATAATACCATCGTTTTTCTCTGTAACCTAAAAATAAAAATGAAAGAGGAGTTGAACCATCATATCTATTTTGCATATCAAATAAACGATATCTATATTTATATAATAATCTAAATCCTAATAAAGGAATTCCAATGCCATATACACCTAGTGCCACATACGATATTGTTGAAAATACATAATGTTGTGAATTATAACACTCTACAGAAACATCCTTAACTAAGTAATATTTATCACCTATTTTTTCACAATTTAAAACTTCTAATGTTTTTTCTACAATTGTTGGCCAACTTAAAAATGTTCCTACGACAATGGCTGTCTTTTCCCACGCTATAAAAAAAGTTAAACAAGAAGGTTGCGAAGCCTTAAAATCATTTTGTTCTATGACGCTTTGTAACCTTTTTAATTTCTTTTTCTTTTTTTGACAAAAACATAATGATACTAAAAAAATAACAAATGTAACCATTAATATATATACCAATGGTAATGCTAAATAAACTGTTAATTTATCGTAATAATCCCAACCTATAGCACAATCTGATGAATAAAAACTTACCCGCGGAGAAGAAAATTCTTTGGCTCTTTCAAAGAAATAACGAACCAAAGATGGCCAATTAATTTGAAATGAACTAGCTAATGAAAAGACTTGTGCATAATTCATAAATATTTTTACAACCCCATTCACTTCCTCTTTTTTATTATTAGAAGGATTTGCTGTTTTTATTAAAAATATAATTAACAGGATACAAATAAGCGGTATCAATATTGTTAGACTCATTGTTCTACCCACATTTTCTGGACATTTTAAACAAACCCCGTCATCTTTTGCCCAACCCTTTTCACATATATCACAAATAGGTCCTTTATGACCTTCATTGCATAATGTATCGGATGTTCCGTTTATTAATCCACCTTTACATGCGAATCTATTTTTACATTTATATGTTTTTATTGTAAACTCATTATGCCTCCAATAATTTTGTTTTAATTTTAATGAAGATATATCGGAACCCTTTTCACAAATATATTCTGACGAACAAGTATCACATTGGATATAAGTTAAATTAATTGTATTATATGAGCCTTCAGAACATATACATCCCGTCTTTTCAATAGTATGTTCTGAATTGAGAGGACAATCTAAACATAAAATACTTGATTCATGTTTTGAATATCTACCTATCTCACAATCAATACAAACGGTTGATGCCATTTTATTACTATATTGCCCAGCAGGACAATTTTTACAAACAGCTTTACCTTCTAACGAAAAACTTCCTGTAGCACAGTCTCTACAATCTCCAGGTGAATTTGCACCTGTATCACTGTTATATTTTCCTGCAACACAATACATACATGTTTCAACAGATATAGCTCCTATTTCTTCACTATATGTACCTACTGGGCATTCTGCACATAAATTGCTAGAATTTGAACCAAATTTATTATTCCATTTACCAGGTGGACAAGAAACGCAACTTTCTTCTTTATGTCCACCTATCAATTCACTGTATTTTCCAAAAGGACAATCTTCACAATATTGGAAATAGTTATTAACTATATCATTAGAAAATTTACCTTCTATACAAGATTCACAATTTCTATCTACACTAATTAAATACTCACCGACTTGACATTTAATACACATTACACCCGATTGTTCATTATTATCTCTATAATATCCTATTGGACATGTTTTACATTCTCCTTCGCTTTTTATTCCGTATACAAAACTATATTTTCCCAATGGACAATCTTGACAATACTCTTTATTAGACGCACCAGTAGAAGCAGAATATTTTCCTGCATCACATGTTTTGCAAATATCAAAAAAAGACAGCCCCGGTATATCGCTATAATAACCTGCAGGACAGTCTATACAACCAGCTTTAAATTCACTAGAATATTTACCTACATTGCACATTTCACAACTTTCTCTATATTGGTCTGAGACCCAACCATGTGGACATTCACCACACGACTCTATATTTATTCTATATTTACCTGTATCACACAAAATACACGATTGATTATTCACCGCTCCAAGTATTATCCCTATCTTTCCCACATTGCAACTTTTACATTCTTGTTCGTTTACTATACCATTTAATTCATTATATTTTCCTATTGGACACATTATACATTCTTCGCCTGATGTCAAGCCAAGACCTGAACTATATTTACCCAAAGGGCATTCAATACAAACCCTTTTTGAATCTGCCCATTTTCCCAATTCACAAAACAAACATTCTCTTCTATACTTTTCAGATATCCAACCATCAGGACACTCATTACAAGTAGCTAAGTTTTCTCTCCATTTTCCTTCTTCACATAATATACACGATTTATTTGAATTTACACCTTCAGATATACCAATCTTACCTATTTCACATTCCTTACAATCTTGTTCTCTAACAATACCTGAAATGTCAGAAAATTTTCCTATCGGACATTGGACACATTCTTCGTAATTTATAAGTCCAAGCGAATCACCATATCTTCCCTTTGGACATGCGAGACAACTTTTTTTTTGGTTTGCCCATTTTCCCAATTCACAAAATAAACATTTTTTTTTATTTGTTACTGAGATCCAACCCTCTGGACATTCACTACAAGTAGCTAAGTTTTCTCTCCATTTTCCTTCTTCACATATAATACATGAATCGTTGGCTACCGAACCAACAGAAACGCCTATTTTTCCTATAGCACATTCCTTACAATCTTGTTCTCTAACAATACCTGAAATGTCAGAAAATTTCCCTATTGGACAATTTAAACAATCTTTATAACTCGATAATCCAACACTTTCTCCATACGTACCTTTTGGGCATTTTTCACATTGACGTTGATCTTTTGCCCATTCACCTAAATGACAAAAAGAACAACTTGTATCTCCAATTGCACTTATTTTTCCACTATCACATTCTACACAATTTTCAGAATTAATTGCTGATGTTACAATAGAATATTTTCCTTTTGGACAACCTTTGCAAATATTAGATCCAAATTCACTATTATAATATCCGGAAGGACATTCTTCACATTCAATATTATTTAAATTTTCTGAATAAGTACCCGCATCACATTTAATACAATTATAACTATTAAATTTATTATTTGAATATCCAGGTAAACAACTCTTACAATCGCTTCCAATATAATCTGAATATTTACCAGGATTACATGATTCACATAAAGTATTTACTATACCTTTTCCTTTTGCGCACCCAGTGAGAGATAAACGAATATAATTATTATAATAAGCATTATCATTCGGAAATACTAACAGTTCGCCATTTTTATAATCAAATACTGTAATATTGAAATTCGTATAAGTTTGATAATACGTATTTTTATTTCCATTCCCATAATCGTATGTGGTAATTTTACCAAATTTTAAATGACTATCCATATCTAATTCAAAAGTATTTAAATCTATTAATGCAATACCTGCTTGATTGTGCACCAATGGTAATAAAACATATATAAATCCAGCGTTTTTATCTAATTCAATATTACTTATTTTACCCCAATCTGTCGGAAATTTTAAAAAATCAATATTACAATTTACGTTTATATTTAATTTTGTAAAATTAAAATCATATTTATATAGTTCACTAGATAATGCCCCTGCCAATATATATATATATTCGTTTTTCTTATCAAATTTAATATTTTCTATTGTACTTGTACCGTCTAATGCAAAAATTCTTGTTGTATTATCATTAATTTCTTTTTCATAATCTATTTCCATTACTCTCGCATCTTGATATTTTGTGTCCTCAATAAAATATAATTTATTATTTAATAAAAAACTAAATTTTATTTGTTGAAATCTTCTTTCATATTCAATCTCACCAAACATTGCACCGTCTTCCGATATTTCTTTCGTAATTTTTTGATATTGAAATAATAATTCTATATTTTCACCAAATATATTTAATTTCCAAATACCAGTATAATAATTATCAAAACCTATCCAAAGACTATCATTTTTTATCAAAGTTGATGTAAGAGGATAATTAATATATTTATATTCCCAATAACTATTAGTGGAAAATGGCTCTTTATTTGGAAAACTATTTAATAATGTCCTATCAATAAAATCAAATGTTGTTAAATTAACTCTAACTATAGCACTATCTGTTTTAAAATTTGAAGCACAACCCCACTTATTTGTTGATATGTAATATAACAAATCATTATGCTCGTCTATACCACATGAAACAATTGAAGAACTTCCTGCCCCACCCGTCGCACTAGGATAATTGTCTGTTTTTTCTCCTATTAATAAATAATCATCATCAATAGTATTATTTGTTGTATTATATTTAAAAATACCCACGTATTTTTTTGGCCTATCACAATTATATGTATTAGATATCCATCTAGTATAATAATTAGTTGAAGATAACAAATAAATATTATCATTGTGATTTATTGTACAACTAAACTTTGTCCTAGGATAATCTTGGAATAATTTAATATCAGGTAAATCATAATAGGATGCAATAGAATTAGGGTTACTTAAATATGTTGACCTTGACAATCGAAATAATAAAAAAATATATAACAAGATATTTATCATATATTTAATATAAAGTATAATTTTTTTATTACTTATATTCTTAAAAATATTTATTATTCATTTACAACAAGATTATTTTCTGTAGTTTCTTTTTCTGTAGTTTCTTCTTCTTCCTCTTCTTCTTTATTAATATCATTATATTGATTTGCCCAAAATTTAGTCCACATAGATGTTAACTTTTCTTCTTTTTCTACAGTTAACGGTTCCTCTTCTGTCTCATTTTCTAATACGGTTTGATTAATGTTTAAATAAGAATATCCTAAATACCCTACTAATGTTCCTAATGCTCCTACTCCTGCTGCTACAGCTAATGCTTGATTTTTTTCCATTATAAATTAAATATTTATTTTATTTATAAAATAATAAACGTATTATTATTCAGAAGAAGGTATTACAATTTTTTTTTTTTCGCATTTATCTACTAATTCTACTACATTTTCTACTATATTTTCGGAAATCTCTTCTTTTTTGTTCTTTACAGATTTTATTTTTTTTATAACAAAAAACCTTAAGTTTTTTTTTTTTCCCTCATGTGTATAACCATTGCTTTTTCTTATAGGATGCATCTCATAACTATTACATTTTAATATTTGCCTTACTAAATTTAAAAGAGGCCATTTTTGTCTTTGTTTTGCATTTTTTTGTAAACAAGTCAATGAACCTGAACTATAAATTTTTTTCATTTTTTGTATATCTTCTTGTACATCATTATATGCTTTTTCATTCAAAAAAACATCTCTAGGTATTTCCATACCATCTAATTGAGCTAAATCCTCAAAAACAATGGAACATTTATTCAAAAAATCCTTTGTTAATTTTTTATGTTCAACACTCATATAAGTATTTTAGATTTACAATCTTTAAATACTATTTATTTTTTTTTACTTGAAAAAAGGTTCCGACAGCATAATGGGAGGAGAGCAAAAAATGTGCAATACATATTGGTTTCATTATTGGATTTAATAGTTAGAAAGGTGTAATTTATGGTTTGCACATTT